TGAACTCCATAGTTGATAATGAAGTTGGGAATAAATCCCAAAACTTAATATTAGCAACTACATTATAGTTGCTGTTCAATACACCTAGTGTAGCATCACTATACTGTAATTCAAAGTCTCTTTGACCGTCCTTATTGGTAGTTACATTTAGAAATTGACGTGTTGACTCAGGGAATCCCAATCCAGTCATCCAATTATGTATCAACGTGTAGTTGACCATATCTTCATCAACTAGGAATTGGATTGGTAGGTCGCCATATGTGAGTCTGTCTCCAGGATGAAAAATATCCTTGAGATAGTTTGATTGCTGCGGAGAACCCAAAGAAATTTCTGGGATCGATGCAGAGGTGCTGAAAAAACTTACCTTCCTAAATCTAGCAATATCAAATGTAAAGCCTATAGGGCTCAAGTAATTTCTATTCTGTAACTGATTAAGATCGGACACTAAGAAATAATATAAAGACCGTATATTATTTAGATGCTTAAAAAAGGACCCCTTTTGGAGTCCTTCTAGTGTATTCAGTTGTCAGCTTCCCAAGCCCCAATAGTATAGCATAAAAAAAAGAGCCCCTTTCGGGACTCTCTTTCTTACTGTGAATATTAACTCGTCGGAGTTTAGATCACATTAGGTTCTTGACAGCAACGCGGCGGTAGTATACGTTGGTGTTAACAGCCAAACGACCTAGACCCTGATCAGCACCCTCAGCGAAGGGGTTAGCGACCATGCCGTAGCGGGTCTTGAAGCCGATGCGAGGCTGGAAGCTGTCCTGACCTACGGCACGAACCATCTGTAGGGGAACGTAAGGGCAGTAGAATAGACCAGCGTCATAAGGTGAAGAACCTTTGTAGCCAGCAACGTAGTACTGCTGTGAAGCAACGTTAGCAGCGTAAGGATCGATGTATACGCGGTACTTACCTTGTAGAACACCAGCGAAGGTGTTACCGGTGTCGTCAACGTTGAGGTTGGCGTTTAGAGCAGGGGTGTAGTCAAGAACACCAGCCATGGTTAGGGCGGAAGCAACGTCTGCGGAACAAACGATTAGGTTGCCCTTTCCTCTACGAGTTTGCTGTGCAATCGCGTTAGCATCGCGCTCGATTTGGAAAATTAGACCTTTGAACTTCTCAACGGACCAACGACCATTTGAGTCAACGTCTAGGTCGAAAGCGCCTTGCTGAGCAACGTTAGCCTGAGCACCAGGAACAGCAGTCTTGTAGATTGTACGGACTACTTCGCGGTTGATTTCGGCTAGGATCTCAGAAGATAGGATGTTGGAAAGCTCAGCTTCTGCATTTAGACCGTGGATAGCCTTGAGGTCTTGAGCTAGCTCCATGCTGTAATGAGCCTTGAGAGCGCGTGACTTAGCAGTAACGGTTAGCTTCTCAATGCTGAAGCCCATCTCACGGAACTCAGAACCTTCTTCTCCGAGGCTCTCAGCTTCGTAAGTACCCATTCCCTGACCTACGTTGTAAGCAGTTTGGGCATCAGGACCACCGGGCTGTAGTAGACCGGGGTTAGAACCGGACTGTGCAGTTGTACCTAGACCAACGGAAGGACCTTCGTCTTCGAAGCCAGGGGTGTTGTTGTACTTAGCAGATAGATCAGAAGGCTGACCGGAGAATGCGGAATCAACTTCGTTGTAGAAAGTCTCAGCACCGAACTGATCGTTGTAGCGTGAACGCATTGCGAAGATTAGTCCAGTAGGACCGTTCATAGGCTGAACGCCACATAGGTCGTATGCCATTAGGTTAGGCATGGAACGACGAATTAGGCTGACTAGAACGGGATCGAAACCTGCAACAGGACCTTCAGCATTAGCGCCACCGGAGAAACCAGCATCGCCAAGACCAGCGCCAGGCTGCTGACCAGACTGGGTGTTAACGGTAGGCTGCTCGCCTAGGAATGCACGCTCTTCAGCTAGGGCTACTGCCTGGTTCTCTAGTAGCTGGGCGGTTACAGCACGCTTATGAGCGTCCTGGATACCTTCGCCATGCTCTAGGACGGGTGCCCACTTTTCCTGAAGATACTCAGAATTTGCATTGTTATACATTGTTTAAACCTTTGGTGAAAAATTGTTTGTTTGATCTAATGATCTAAAATTCACTTAGAAAATCTGTCGAGTTGTTCTAAGAGTGAAGCCATTTGAGCAGAATACTCAGGCTTGACTTCTTGGGTACCGACTTCCTCGGTTAGGTCCTCGACACTGTTTCTTGTCGAGACTGCTGAAGTTGCACTTCCAGAGAAATAGCTCTCCTTTAGTGACTCAAGCTTCTCGCGATAACCTACTTCACTATCAAACTCAACGTTTTCAGCAAGGGCTGCGAGCTTATCCTTCTGTGTCTCAGCGAGACCTTCGGATACATCGGCGAGAATAGTTTCGCTAACAGCTTCGCTTAGGCGGCTGTTTAGTGAAATGTTACGCTCGATTTGCTCATTGAGCTTGGACTCCATTTCGTAAACTTTTTCAGAAAGGGACTCAACTACATCGAAACGATCCTCAGGAATAGAAACATAATGCTCTGAGAATAGTGAGTGCATACCGCTTAGGAATGACTCGGTGATTTCGGTGCGTAGTCCATGTTCGACGGCAATGGCGTTTTCAGCCATCCATTCGTCAGCTACGTACTCTAGGTAAGCGTCAACGCGCTCACTTAGGCTGGTACGTACAGCAGCTAGCTCTTCAGTTAGCTTCTCTTCGTATACAGCTTGTAGCTCTTCTTTGACGACAGCAACCTTATTACGGATAGCGGCTTCGAAGATGGTGCGAGCTTTGCTCTGGAACTCTTCAGAGAGTTCTTCACCACTTAGAAGTGCAGTAACGTCCTCTTCAACGTCGAACTCAGCTACTTCGATATCTTCTTCAGAAATAACTTCTTCAGATTCAACCTCAGATTCCTCTTTATGAGTCTGACCGGGAGGCTTAGTAGTTACCTTGTCTGCCTTTGAACCAGCGGGACGGCTATCAGTTGTACCTTCTCCAGCAGGAATTGCGTCCTTACCGACGATTTCCTTCATGGGATCAGCACTGCTAGCGCCCTTGTTAACTACATCCTTTACTTGCTTTAGGGGTGCAGCTGCATCCTTAAGCTTAGCAGGACCACTGGGGTCATTGGTATAGTTTTCTGGTGTAGGACCACCAAGATCAGTGATTGATTGTCCAGGGGTGGAGCTTGGCGAAACCTTTTCCATTGGTTCAGCAGCTTTAGCACCTTTTGTTACTACGTTTTCCATGTCTTGTAAAAATAGTTGCTACCGACGAGTAATGATTTAACAGTATAAATCTATATTTATTTATAAGATTTATAGATTGGAGAGAAAATCGCTGAAAAGTTCTAATTTCTTTTCCTGCAATTCTCTTGCTACCACTAGTTTATTTATAGTAGACCTAGTGTCGTCTACTTGCTGTTCTGTGAGTACGCCATTGACGAAAACCCACTCTTTGCCTTCCATAATGCCTTGTACAAAAGCATCTGGAGCACTAGGATCTGCTACAATATCAGCAGCAGTTGCTAGCATAAAGTCTTCACCAACTAGCTTATAACCAGCTCTGGTTTCAGTTAGTGAACCAACACCACGTGAAGAAACTCCAAGAGTAACGCCCTCATCGATAAGATTCTTAGCAATCTTGCCCATAGGGGTATCAAGTAGCTTTGCCTTACCAATAAAGTTGTTTCCTTCCTGTCTCAATGAGACAATCTTATGGGAAACACGGTCAAGATTAACAGTAGGACCGTCAGGATGACCTAGTTCACCTAGAGCACGACCATTGTCGATATACTGTTCTGTGTAGCGCTTGACCTCACGCTCCATAACATTACGCTTATATACACGCTTGTTGCGGTTGGGCTGTTCGGTCTGAAGGAATACGCCTTCAATAAACATGGACTTTTTACCGCCGACTTCTTCAACGATAAATTCAACCTTGTTAATTTCTTCTGTGATTAGTTTCATTTTAGTAAATGCTTACGCCAGCAATAAAAATATTCTTTGATGATGCATAAATCCTTTCGGAGCTATGCTTCTTTAAAATAAGACTTTCACTACCAACTAGGGTAATTGATTTGGACGACCCCTTATCATCAACCAAAAATAGCTGTGCGGGTTTTGATGATGTATTCACGGCTCTCACCGCACTGGAAGAATTCAAATTAATACTTTCCAATATTGTTAGTGGAGCACCAACTTCAGAAAATACGATTTTAATCATTCTTCTTCTTCAGATTCAACTTCACTATTAAAAAGGCTATCAGATGCAACCTTTCTATAATCATCAATACGCTCCGAGGACTTTGCAAATAGGATATCTTTGATTTCCTGTGCAACATCCATTGGGGATGATCCTGATGCAATTGCATCAATGATACTAGAAGACATAATAAAGAACCAAATATATTTTATTTAGGCTGTTTAGATTTCGCCTTCATTGGGCTTTGGTAGTTTGATGTCCTGATTAACAGGTACCTGACCAGAAGCTCCGTTGATATCATTAGCAGCACTAGCCATATCAGCCATTGCTCCTGCTGGATCACCTTCACCTCCAGTGTCCATAGCAGGCAATGGTTCGCCTGTTACTGGATCAAGAGTAGATGGGTCAGGAATAATACCATCAGCAATTTCCTTCTCAATCTTCTCGTCTTCTTCCTTCATCTCACCGTCAGTTTGACGTAGAATCTTGGTTCTGACTGTCTCTTGAGAGTAGAACTTACCGATGTAGGGCTCTGCTTGCGCCAAGAGATTTAGTCTCTCTTGCCATAGTTCAGTGTCCTTAAGCTCTGCGAAGTGGTTGTCGTATAGGAAGTCATACTGGATGTTATCCTTAATACTTTCCCAATCGTCAGGGGTAATGACGTTCTTGAGGATTAGCTGCGTCTTTAGCAAGTCACTGAATAGATTTGCAAAGCGCTTGCGGAGACGTGCTACGAACTTTGAGAACTTAACCTCGTCGCGTAGGATCTCAGAAGAGCGTCCCATATTGAAACCTTCATTACCACCGGGTGCCCTGGAAGCAGGTACACCTAGAGCGGCATATAGTTTGTTGCGGAAGTACTCTAGGTCACTAATTTCACCTAGATTTTGACCACCTGGTAGAGTAGAGATTTCAGTACCACGACCACCTTCACGGCGGGGTAGCCAGAAATCTTCTAGCATGGACATTACTTTCTTATCGTTCTTCATCTCGCCGGTCTGGGCATTATAGGTTAGTTTATTCCTATAACGATTCATTACCTGCTGTAGATATTGTTCTGCCTTCACTTTCGGCAAGTTACCCACATCAATGTAAAAAATACGACGCTCAGGGGCGCGTGATAGACGATAAATTACTAGAGCATCTTCAATCATTCTTAGCTGGTTAACAGCCTTGATTGATTTGTGTAGCCAGGAAAGCACTGTCTGGTTATTTCTATCAACTAGACCGGAATTGCAATATGCAATAGCGTCCTTAGTGATTTTGACGGAGGCATTTGTAGATCCAGAAGAGAATGGCGCCCCAGTTCCAGTTACAGAATTAGCTGATGGAGTATAGAGATAATATTCATCAATAGCTTGACTAAAAATATTATTACGCCCTTCTGGGTTTCTGCCCCCAGTATTTTGTTTTGTTAATACCTGTGAAGCTTTGGTTGTCGCAGCTTTATCATTAAGCTTACGAACAAACTTGATCTTCATAGGGTCAATGTATCGAAGATCCATAATCCCATCCTGTGGGTTATTGTAGTCAATAACCTTTAGATAGTGAAGACGACCATCGATATACCAATTACGAAAAATTTCATGTGATCGCTTATCAAAATCAAGCAATTCTTTGATGTACTTGAATTCTTGGCGAATGATGTTTTTTACCTTCTCGCTAGCATTTACATTGCTTAACTCAACCTGAACTGGTGATTCATATAGATCACTCACAATTGCTTCATTCACGATATCTTCGATAGCACTATCCACTTCTGGATATAGAGCCATCTCCCTATAGCGACGAATTAATTCGTATTCAGTCCTATAAACACCTTCAATATCAATAAAAGAACCACCAAATCCACCACTGGCGTAATAATCAACACCGTCCGCGTTATTTTCGGGTACGGGGCTAATTGATCCAGGGCGTTGGATATCAGCGTCTTCAATTGAAAAACCAAATAGCCTACTCATAATAAAAATGTTAGGTGTATACCTTCCGACACTTATATTTAGACCATTAAAAAAGGGCTCCTTTTTGGGGAGCCCTCAGAAAGGGAGAATTTGAACTTAGAAGATATCCTGACCACCTGCGTTTGGACTTGAGCCTTTGATGGCTTCCCACCACTGAACTTGTAGCTCAACAGTGAATTCCTGAATTGTATCAGTAGTATCGTAGTTGAGTTCGATAGTTGAGATGTTGGTTGGGAAAACGTCGTGGAAACGATATGAGCGTAGGTTAGAACCGTCGCGATCCATCTGATAGACATATGCATCAGACTGGTACTCAGCGGGGTCCTGAGTGCCCTGTGCCGTCTCCATACTGTTCATAGTATTCATCCAGTTCTCGAATGCGGAACGGATGGCGAAGTCGGTATCGTTTAGGACTGTGATTGTCCATGTATCGAAGGTTCTGTCTCCAGCAATCTTCAAACTACGACCACGAAAGGGAACTTCGATGGGGGTGATGTTTGAAGCGGGAAGAGCAGCTGCCTTAACTAGAAAACGAGTCTTCTCTAGTGTGTCTGTATCGGTAGGTGCTGAGAGAGGGAACTGAAGAACGACTTCAAATAGATTGGGGCGAGCACCGCCACCAGTCATTTTTGCCTTAAAGTCGCTCAACGTCCTCAATACTGGGGACTCTACCTGTGTTCTTGTACTAGCCATTGAACTTTAAACTCCTTGTATTTGGTAGAAATAATAAATTAAACGTTACCGATAACTTCTTCAAAACTTACGCCGCTACGTGTAGCAACGAATGTTAGTCCGATGAAGTTGATGGACTTGGTTGGCTTGACGTAGATGTCAGCAACAAACTCGTTTCTGTCGATCACTGCAGGAGTGTTGTTTGTCTCGTCGCAGATTACAACAAAGTCTGTGATACCACGCTTAGCTTCAACATCGCGGAGGAAAGGCTCGACAATGTTAACAAAGTTGGTTCTGGTGACTTCGTCGTTAAACTCAAATAGGATGTCCTGAGCGGCTGCTGAAATTGCTTCTTCCATGAAGATGAAGAGGCGGCGAACGTTGATTCTGTCGAACGCGCTAGCGGCAGCAATACCAGTCTTATCACCGTATAATACAATTCCACCGATGTCGGTAGAGAAGATTACTGGGTTGATTCTGGCTGAGTAGAGACGATCTCTCTGAGTTTGTGTTGGGTTGTATGATAGGCGTGAACCGTTTAGAACCGCACCACGTGTAGTACCTGCAGGTGAGAACCAAGGGAAAGCTACGGAGTCGGTGCGAACACAGCAACCAGCAATGTCTCCATTTAGGGGAACATAGCGGAACTTGTCGGCAAAGCGGTCATACATGTACTTGTAACCACTATCGAAGATAGCGTAGCTGGAAGAACCAACTGTGCTATAGAAGCTGATTACGTTCTCGGTGATGGTTTCTGAGGATAGTGTAACCTGAGCACCAGCAGCGGAATCTGTAATCTGTGAAGCGCGATAGGGTGAGATGAAAGCAATAGCATCCTTACGCTGTTCGGCGATAGAGATTAGCTTGTTTGCTAGTGACTGTGCTTCAGTCTGGCTGTATGAAGCTGATCCCATTAGGATGAAATCAACATCTAGATCGTCATCAGACTCGAAGTTGTCGTATCCACCAGCAATATCTCCAGAAGAAACCTGTAGAGCGCCGGGGTTTTCGATGTCTAGTAGACCATCGTAGTTTTTACCACCTTCGATTGTGCCTTGGAAGTTACCAATACAATCGAAAACAGTATTTCTTACCTGCCGATCCCAGCCACCATCAGCTACTGGTGATGATGTACCTGGAGTAAATCCTGCAGGAACTGTACCTTCGGGCTGACCACCAGCGAATAGGTATGAGGAGTTGGAAGCAAGGAACTTTCTCCAGTATGAAGGAGTACCTACAGAGAACTGTGCATCTCTACCTTTTGATAGTCCGAGATCCTTCTCTAGAATTGTTCCAGCATTTCCGGTGATTTCGCCAGTCTCGTCGAATACGATGACGTGCATCTCATCGAAACGTGAGTTGCGGCTTCTCGCATACTCGGTGGTTGTTGGGCGGCTGGTTAGGCTGTTCCACTTAACCTTGACTCTGTTACCTAGTGTAACTTCCTGTGCATCGAACCAGTCTAGGGGCTCAGCGGCAACGGTTGTTGATGTTGAGATACCATCACTAACCTCTAGAGCACCCTGAACAAAGGACCAAGTGCCGTTCTGTTGATAATCAACTTCAAGCTCGGTGCCTGCATTGATACCAGCGGAGGGAGTGAATGATAGAATCTTAACTTCATACTCGGCATCATCGCCATCTTCTCTTACACCAGTAACGATGGATCTTAGAACACCTGAGATGGTTTCTACAGTTCCGATACCAGCGGCTTCTTTGGTAATAGTTTGAGTAATCTCGTTACCAACAACAGCACCACCAGCACCACCGAATACAGGTAGGACTTGATCAGCTTTTCCGTCGATAATGGCTACTTTTACACCATTTGCCCAGGAACCGCAGTTTCTAGCTGCTACGGTTACACCAGGAATAATATTTTCATCATATCCAAGAGCCTCGTAATCTTCTAGGCTTTTGATCTTCGTGTTGGTAGCGGTTCCGATGAAACCGTTACTTAGGTTATCATTATCTACTCTTACGATCTGCATTATGCCGCCGTATGAGAGATATGAAGAAATGGTTAGCCAGCTTTCATACTGTCTATCAGTAGAAGAAGGCTCACCGAATACTTTAAGAAGATCATTCTCGCTAGAGACTAATACAGGCTCGTCTACAGGTCCCCTTGAAAATGGGGCTACAATTGCGCCGGTTTTCGTGGAAGAAGTTTGGATCTGACCCAAAGTCAAATCAACTTCTCTAACTAGAATTCCGGGTGATGCTAAGTTTACGGGCATCGTTGTGTTCTCCCTTTGTAAGTCCGAAATAATCTAAAAATATTTAGGGAAATTAATATTTAGACCACTATTTGCTCACATGAGATCCCACATATAGCTCATACCGCCGTACTCATCTACGTTTGTCCAGGTATCACCCTGAGCATCCATAAATGTATTATCATCTAGACCGTCGCTGAAAAATCCAAAGGGAGCCATATCTTGCTCAATTTGATTTTCTTTTTCGTCGTAGATTGCTTTACGTACATCATTATCCGTCATCTCTCTGAAATAGTCCTGTGCTACTGCCCATGAGAAGATAACCATGCACATAGCCAAGTCATCATTACAGCCATCTTCAGCCGCGAATGTATTGTTCCTTGAGATGAAGGTGGTCAATTCCTGAACGATATTGAAGTCTTCAAATACTAGCTTTTTCTCTTCGACGAGAGCCTTGAGGTTTGAGCATCCCAACTTTTTGGTTGCTACACTCATCTTCACACCCAATTGTGTCTTAGAGCCACTGAATCCAGCACCCAACTGCTGTCCAGCTCTACCCCTCATAGCACACATCATTAGATTGGGATACTCTAGATCATAGTTTAGAATAGAAGCAACCTGATCTCCAATGTCGTTGACTTCGATTAGAACGTGAGCCATATTGTATG